GATGGAACTGGCCGAGCGGTCCGATGCTGATCCACTAATTCGGCCGACCGCCTTTCACAATCTTGCTTTCGGTGTCTGGCATGCAGGCGAGCTCGATCGAGCCGAAGGCCTCAACCGGGTCGCCGCCAAATCGGCGCTCGAAATGGACTCGAAGTCGAGGTGGTCGAGGGCCTCGACGCGGGCTCTGTGGTGATCGTTCACCCGAGCGACCAGGTCGAAGATGGCCGCCGCGTACGTTCGCGCAGGGGCTAAGTAAGCGGAGTATTCGGACGGCACCGTCGCAGACGCGAGCGACTTCGTCACGGCGGCTACGTTCGTTTCGTCACTCGACGCCGAAGGCGCGCCGCTCTTCGTCGAGGGCGCGCTCGATGTTGCCGCAGACGATTTCGCACAGTCGGAAGACCGCCGGGTCTGCGACGGTGTAGTACGCCGAGTTGCCGCGCTTCTCGCGCCGCACGAGACGGTGCGAGAGCAGCGTCGTCAGATGCTTCGAGACGTTGGGCTGGGTGCTACCAGTCGCTTCGACGAGCTCGCCGACCGTCCGCTCGCCCTCTGCGAGCTCGTTCAGAATCTGAAGGCGTAGGGGAACGCCGAGGATTCGGAATCCCAGATGGAGAAGTCAATCAAGTGGATCAAGCGCAGTAACCCGCTGTTTGACAACCGTTCAACTGGAATCCGAATCGTTATCGGCACCTACTGGCCTGGCGGGTTCTACGAGTCAATCCTCGACCCGAGCGTGATCCACTACGAGAAGCTGGTACTCGGGTGCTACGTTGACAAGAGATACCGGGATCTCCTTGAAGACGTGGGGATGACCACCGAGCTTCAAGACGGAGACCCAATCTTCCCCGAAAGAGAGACGCTGGAATCGCTCGCAGATGCCAGGGGTGACATGGGCGAGTGGGATTTTGCACATCAAATGCTGAATGTTAGGGCAGATGATTCATTGAGGGAATTTGATGAACGCGATATCAAGTATTACAAGATGTCACCGGAGGGTAACGCAGTCATCTTTACAGAGAAGACAGACCCGGCCCCACAGCGGCTATTGGTGAGAAATCTCCACCGCGTAATCACCATCGACCCCGCGACTGGCGAGGGGAAGAGAACTGACGAATCTGCGATTGTAGTCTGTGGGCACGACCGGGCGGGTGCGAGGATGTTCGTCCTTGACGTGTGGCACGGGCGTCTCCTACCAGACGGACTGGTGAAGATGATCCTCCACTTTGCGGAGAAGTGGCAGGTACATGAGATTTCTCCAGAAGACGTTGCATTTCAAAAAACTCTCAAATACGGTCTGAATGCCGCGATGAATGAAACTCGGAGGTATTATCAGATCACGCCCGCAAAACCGGGCCAAAAGTCGAAGGTTCACCGTATCATTCGGGCGTTTCAACCGTTTGTGAAAAGGGGACAGGTATACTTCGCGGAGGGCCAGAACGCCCTGATTAACGAGATGTTGAACCTCCAAATCATTGAGGGCAAGCGGTTTGCTGGGAAATCGCCAAACATGGTGGATGCGCTTGCGTATCAGGTTGACTTTTTCAAAATGAAAGGTCACCATAATACTGGTGCGGAGGAAGAAGAAATAGAGGACGATTTCATTTGGAATCAGGTCGATAATTCAACATCATACGGGCTGGAATGCGAGACGTAAATGTATTCACTTGAAGAGGCGCACGATAGACTGGACCAGTGGTTTGAAGATGGGTGTGTTGGGAACATCTTCTTCTATAGATTTCCTGGCGGGTCCGAGGTTGGTTGTTTCTTGGAAGAGACGGTAAAGCTCCGAGAAATGAAAAGTTCTGACAGGGCAGATTTGGAAAAGGCTTGTGCTCACTGGAGATTTGAGCGGGCCGAAATCTTCCACGACAAGGACTATAACCTTGACCGGGTGAAATTCATCCGAAGGTACTAAATGGACAGATTTGAAGGCGCACCCAAAACCAAGGTTAGAAACCTAAAACTCTCCTCAGAACAGAAGGCCGAGCTTGCCGATTTCATCTGTAAAGAAGTCGAGACCGCCCTAACTGACCGTGGGGCGCTCGAAAGCAAGTGGGAGGCATGGGCGAAACAGGTTAAGTCCCGCCTTGTCCCTGAAGATATCGGGGCAAAAGAGGCAAAGATCGACGTTGGTCTGACCGGCGAACGCATCAACGCCGTGAAGTCAAGGGTGGTGAATGCTCTGTTCCAACAGGACAGGCTGTTCTACGTCCACCCCACAGAGCCGAGGTTCACGGACATCTCTCGCGGTTATGACGACCTGATTGACTACGAGTGGAACAGGTTCGACGCCCATGGGTTTGTGGAATCGTGGCTTGACGACGGGATGGCGTTCTCTGCCGGGTTTGTCAAGGTTCCATACACAGAGGATGTTGAGTACGTCAAGAGGTTCAAAGAGATCCCGCTAGACCAGCCTGAGCAGTTGGGCGAGGCGGACAAGACCACTTATGACGGCGAGACATTCGTAGAAGAGTCCACCATACGGAAGCGCAAGGTGGGTGCGTTCCCGAGGATTGTCCACACCGGCAACATGATCTTCCCGCTCACCTCGCCCTCTATCGAGAGGGCTGAGTGGATTGCGGAGAGAATCTACATGACCAAGCCGGATGTGAACAGGCGGGTCAAAGAGGGGTTGTTTGACAGAGATGCGGCGAAGAGGCTCGGCTCTCCCAGTGGCAAGCAAGAACAACTCATGGCTTGTGAGGGTGAGAAGTACGAGCCGACATCGAAGCAGTATGAGGTTCTGGAAGTTTACCTGAGCAGAGAGGTCAAGAAGGGTGAGGGTGCTCGAGAGATCATCGTTTGGGTTGAGCGCCACTCTAAGACCATTCTAAGGGCTTGCTACAACTTCTACGAGAGCTACTTCCGCCCATACGTGAAGTGGTGTTACAGGCAGACTGAGGACCAAATCTACGGCACTCCCGCGACGTTCGTCCTCGAGCCGCTTCACCGGGCGTATTCGGCATCGTTCCGCCAGGAGCTTGACGCGGCATCACTGGCGAACGGGAAAATCCTCATGATGCCAATCGGGTCCGATATGCGGCGCGTTACCCAAAAGGGCATACCGAGTAATGTATATGCCTTTGAGACAGCGGCGTCAATGGACCAAATCAAGGACTATGCACTTTCGCAATCTGTAACCACAAACCCACAACTCAGACAGCAACTCAGTATGCACGCTGATAAACTTCTCGGGCTGTCTCCTGGCTCCTTCGGGCTTGAACAAGCACAAAGACCCACCGTAACCGGCCAGGTCGAACATCTCGAAGAGGGGAGACAGCCCCTTCACTCCACGCTTGAGGGATTTAGAACAGCCATGGCGAGAGTGTGCGAGATGATGCTCTCGAGGCTCAGGCAGTTTGGACCGGAGTCAATTCAACTGTATCTCAGGCGCGAGGACACAGACCCCAACACGCCAGAGGATCAACTCTGGAAAACCTTCCAGTGGCCGGATGAATACTTCACTGAAAGTGTCATCATCAGGGTCAAGGCTTCCTCATCGAAGATGAACAAGAACCTGAGAAAGCAGGAAGCGGTTGCAATGCTCGACAGGATTCCGCAGGTATACGGGGTGCTGTCACAGATGTTGCAGCAGGTTAACCCGCAGAACCCGATGGCTCCGGTAATGTTGCAACTCGCGAACGGATTCCAGGTTGTGGTTGACCAGTTCTTGACTGAGTTCGACGTGGACAAGAAGAACATCCTCAACCCGCCACTCATGGAGATGATGAACTATGGTCAAATGGTTGCTCAGAATATGGAACAGATGCAAAGCCATATTCAGGGTCTCACGGCGCAAAACCAGCAACTCCAATTTCAGCTCGCCCAAGTTTCAGGGCAGGCCCCCGGCGGAATGGCTGGAGGAGTTCCACCACACCCCCCACAGGGTCCACCTCAGCCAGGAGTTGCTCCACCTGCGGGACAGTAAGTTGATCGAGTTGATAGCCAAAGATAAGGATTGGGACGACGTGCAATGGTTGCGGGCCGAAGTGGCAACCCTCAATCAGTTGTTCAATCTTGTCAACGAAACGCCACGGAGGTAATTCATGGGCCAGCCAGTAAATGAACTTGAGAAAATCCCGGAACTGTATTTTACGGACGAAGAGGTTATCTCTTTCCCGCCATGCTACCTGAGAAACCTAATTGTTGAAAGGGTTAGGGACCAGGATGGGGAAGAGTTTTGGTATGTGATCGCGAGAGTTGCAACATCATCCGGACAAGCATACGAGAAATTTGCCTACAAGGTCCGGACCATGGGCGAGGTTGTCCCGGCCCTAGCCATGATCGCCAAGCACATTGATGGATTCCGGTTCAAATACCACGTAGAACCGAGAGCGTATGTACAGGTTTCACCAGAGATGCAAATAGAGGGGGTATCTCATGCCTGACGACATCACAATGGCCGTAGAGGATGAGGGGCCGGATATTGCGAACCCGGAGCCCGCAATTGCGGAGCCTGACCCCGCACCGGAACCGGAACCCGAACCGGAACCCGAACCGGAACCAGATTCATTCGGGTGGCTGAACGAGCCGCCCCCACAACCACAATACCCGGATGTCCCCCCGCGATACCCAGACTACCCGCAGCAGCAACCGCCGCAGCAGCCCCAGTATCAGCAGCCGCAGCAGCCCGGCGGGTTTGATGTCAATGCGCTTGTCCAAGATCCAAGATACATGGATCAGTACATGGATCAGCGACTTGACCGTGGGATTAGGGAGAAACTGGTGCAGACTGTCGGACCTCTCGCCGCCAATGCTATCGAGCAGCAGCGCAGGCTTGAGGGGTTCATGCAGACTCAGGCGCGGGTCGGTGAGATGCAACTCAAGGGGGCGCTGGACGAGGCGAAGAGGGACATCTACAACAAGTCGAACGCATTCAGGGCATCCCCCGGCGTTCGGAAGCAGGTTGAGAGTCACCTGAAGGAGCGGTACCACGCGGCGGTGGATGCGGCAAGGCAGGGTGACTTCACTGAGCTTCACATGCTCCAGTCCCCGAGATATCACGGTGCCGTTTTGGCACTCGCAAAATACTTCGAGAACTACCAGGAGGCTGGCGAGGCTCCCCCGGTTGGCAAAGCCGTGGTCGAGACTCCGAAGCCGAGGG